TGCTGGCGGAGAAAACGCCTGGAGTGTATCCAGAGTCAAATGGTGGGCAAATAACCCTCAAGATGCTTCAGGATGCGTATGGACAGACACTCCTTAATTTTCAAAAAGCACAATATATGTACGTTCGCCTTGCCCCAACAAGCCTCCCTGTGTCGGCGGGTGACATCGTGTACTACAAGACAGACAAGCGGTGGGGAACGCTGGCTTACAAGCGCAAGAAACTTACACTATCACAGCCGATGGGGTACGGAATAGGAACATTGACGCCGGGGTACTACGGATTCATTCAAATATCCGCACGAAACTGTCCGCATACCATACAAGATTGGGAATGGGAGCCGATAAGAAAGGCTTTAATTCAATGAGCGCACAGATAGACAGGATCAACATATTACAAGCCGAACTTGCCGCGCTCAAGCAGCAGCGCAAGGAACAGGCTCTTGCCGCAAAGAAAAAAAAGAAGTGGGTGAGCGTCAAGAAACGTCTACCTGAAAAAGAGGACCAGCGCGTTATCGTATGGCGCGAGGACCATATTGAACTTTGTTGGTTCTCAAAATCAAAATGGTTTGTCTACAACGGAACCTATTTCCTCCAAGACAAGGACGTAATAGACGGCGTTTCCCATTGGCAAGGAACCGACTGGCTGACCTCCAGATATTGTCCTCCTTACGGACCAGGAATCAAAAACTTTCTTCTTTACCATTGGTACAACCTGACCGATAAAGCCTCTGACGTAGCCCACGATCTTCGGCCTAAAGGGTGGACGAAGACGGCACAGTTGAGCAAAAAGGTTACGTTTTACAAGGACGCATCAGGAAAGATCATGAGCGGTATGCCTGAGAATCTTCCTGCGCCGCGAGGATACGAAAAGATTATTTGCAATTCCGCACATGAAGCGGAGAGGTTGTCGGAACTTCAAAGGCGACAGGAAAGGGTTGAGCATCGACGCCAGCAGGAACAAAGAGGGGCGATTGAAGCCGAGTTCATCGGCCAGATCAGGAGCGACCGTAGGACTTTGATGGCAAACGCTCGTGACAACAAAAACCGAGATTTTCTGCGCAGGGCTGAGGAAATGAGCGCAAACCGTTACGATCCAACAGCTTACGAACGAGAAAGCTATTTACATGCCGAAGCCTACGAAAGTCGGCGTTAACGGAAAGATATGAAGCAAAAAGAAAAAGTTGTAGACGATTGGAACGATTTGCTTTATGATGCGTTTAGCCACGTCTGAGGATGCGGCTCGTACCGGGAGGAAAGCGATGCGGTGTGTACCTTAGTGTAGAGACTCCCGTTAAAAATCAGACAGAAACCGTGCGCTGGCGCGTTCCCGACTGGGAAGCATCCGATTCTGAGAAGATCGCTTGGGTTGACTCGCAAGTAGAAGAGGCTGAAGGTTGGCTTGAAGGTCAGCCGTCCTATAAAAATCTAAATGCTAATCTGCGTGTTTTCGATGGAATTTTCAAAGATAAAACTCGGTCATCGTTGATAACAAACGAGTTACGATATAACATAAATAAATTTTGCACGACTATGGCTGAGGTCCGTGAAATTGCCGGATTCAGTTCCGATGTACCGAATTACAAAAAAATGGCAGAAATGCTTACAGGGGTAAGCAAAGCGGTTTATTTAGAAAGCGATTTTCCCCTCCAAATTTTGAAAGTTCTTCAATATGCCGTTGTGTTTGGCTGCGGCTACTTGTGGGCAAAGGTTCGCGGCTCTCAATATAATTTCGGCCCACGGGAGATGATCTTTGATGCGCTAGGACTCCTAGATGTAATGCCTACGCAGGTTCCGTCAAAGACTAATGATGTTCAAGATGCCTATTCCGTAACGGTTTACGATTACATGCCTATTGCCGAGGCGTGTGCAAGGTTTCCTCTATTCCAAGGAAAACTTCAAACAGTAGGACGTTCAAACTACAAATCTCTGATTCAGGCGCAGCGGCAGGATTTTGCTGCAACATGGCGTTATGGGCAAGTGGGCGAGACGCAGAGCAGGAGTTTTGGAAACCTCTACACAGAGATAAGGTACACATTCGTTAGGGACATACGGATAAATACAACTGGCTTGGAAATGAAGATGGGGGACGAGGGAACGTCCTGGTTTTATAAAGTACCGGCGCTAGGACAGGAAATCTTTGGAGGGATGAAGAATGGCCAACCTTACTATCGCCCTGCAATGGTGGAGGATTGCCGCATCTACCCTAACCTTCGGCTCATCATTACGTCTTCAGGACTCGACCAAGTTATGTACGACGGTACTTCTTTCGACTGGGACCCGGAAATTCCAATAATCCAATACACAGTAGACGATGTGGCGTGGGAGCCGTCAGGAAGATCGTTAGTAGGGGATGTAGCGTCAATCCAGACAACGATTAGGAAGCATGAGCGCAAGGTCGATCAGACCATGACGGCCAAAAAGAATCCTCCAATGGGATACGATTTGGAGACCAACGGGGGAGCAAAGATTGAACACTTCGATATATTTGAGGAAGATGTTCGTCTAGGACTAGCAGGCGGTCAGGAGCCAACAAAGGCATTTCAATCCCTGCTTCCTGATACGGTCACGGTAGATAATATAGACTTCACTTGGCTGAAATACCTTTCAGAAAAACTCCTAGCGCAATTAGGATTAAACGATGTTGGCAACTTGGCGAACATGAAGTTGAATATCGCCAACGACACAGCGGACAAGGAAGTAGGGGCTATCGGTCCTATCGCCAGAGGAATTGCGATGAGGATTGAGAAGGCGAACAAAAAGCTGGGCGAGAGGATGAAGTACCTTATTCCTCAGTGGTTTGACGCTGCTAGACTGATAGAGTACGTTGGACCGGACGGCATAGCCAAGGAGATGTTCGATCTCAATCCTGACGACATGGTTCCAAGCCATTTGCCTGACGAGTTCATAAACGGAAATATGTATCCCACCACGCCGTCAATGTATGACAGGCTGACGAGGGCAAAGTATTTCGTTAGGAAACTGCGGCTGATTTCGGTGCCGAGTACGCTGTTGAAGATCACACAGATGCAGAGGCAAATGCTATTGTTGCAACTCAAGAGAGGCGGAGCGCCGCTTCCGTGGAGCTTTATCATGGAGAATCTTGAGATTGATAATTGGGGTAAGAACGAAGGCAATACACTCAAAGACAAGTTCTTTAGTGAGCAGGTTGATTTGCAGGTTATGGAGATTGTTGCCAAAGCCAAGGCAATGATGAAGTTGAAAGAAATGGGCATTGATCCTTCGGTTCTTGAAGGCGGTCAGGATAAAGGAAAAGGCGGCGGTGGAGGTGGCGGAGGGAAAGCTCCGGGAGGACAACACGCAGGTGGACGCCCCAGCAGTGGACAGAAGCCACCTCGTCTGGCGCAAAAAGGTGCGGCAGGTGGAACGCCCAGGACCGTGGTGAAGGAATCCTGATAACTGTAAGAAAACAAACAACATAAGGAGAGGGAATGGCAATAAAAGTTAAGGTGCAGAGAGATTATCTCTTGACAGAATTTTCCGTAGAGGCGAGCGCATCAGAACTGGACGATGTTTTGAAGTCGATAAAGACTAGCGGAAAATCAATCACGCTTTACAACAATGGAGCGGTGCAGGGGATAAATGTGGAGCAAAAGACGAAGTTGACAGAGGCTCAGTCTGTTCAAATCCGCGAACTCATTAACATCGGAGACAAGATTCTATAGTTCGTCAAAGAGAGTGATATAACTTTATGGCGGCGAATATCGAATCGTCGCCATCTAGTTTGGCATAATTAGCAGCATTTGAAATGATTCTAATGTTTCCTTTTACATATCCCATCTTTGGTATTATTCGATCTACACTCGCCCACAGTCTCCTGTCTGGTCCTCCCATGTAGTCTAATTTGACTCCAAAAAAAGGACAATATTCCGGTTTATTCTGTAGATCGGATTCGTCTATATTGAACAATAGATTATTCTTAAGTGCCCTCGCTTTGATTGAGGATACAATATGTTTAGCCCAGTTTTTCTCTCGGTTCCTGTGATAGCGGTCATTATCGCTCTTTCTTAAACATGGCTTACATTTTTTAGATAGTCCATCACTAAATTCAAGATTTACGTGGAAATTGCTATACGGTTGCGGCTCTCCTCCACAATCGATACATATCTTATATTTCTCTTCTCCACCGGAGGCTAAGGAATTCCAATATTCTTGCAACTTTGCGGCATTTCTATCTCTCACAACAGTTCGGTGCTGTTTCTTCTGCGAACTAACAGAATCAAAATTTTGGGTATAGTATTCTGCTGAAAGTTTGGCGACACAAGACTTGCATCTAGGGTACCGCCCATCTCTTCCGACAGTAGAAGGAGTAAAATTATCTACAGGTTGGCTTATGTTGCAGATAGTGCAAACTTTGTCGCCGAACTCAACTGGTTTTCTACGTGTCGCTTTACGTTCATCGTTTATACGTCTATTGCATTCCTTGCAGTAATTTTGAAGCCCATCGTATCGCGCTGCGTTTTTATAGAAGTTATTTAGAGGTTGAGGTTTACCCCCGTATGGGCAATTCGCGTCTGGACAGATTTTTTCTAAAGCGTTATCAGAGTGAACCCGCTTCACTTCAGACATGGTGCATTCTTTTGACTTCTTATCTTTCTTAGGCTCTCCATCGTCGCCACGTATGGACGCTATCCGTAATGCTGCTCGTTTCTTCACCGCATCTTTATTATCCTCATGCCACTTTCTGCAACTGGCGACGAGGCACGCCTTGCACGCGGAGGATAATCCTGTACTGGACTTGTCATCAATATAGAAACTGTCCCAAGGTTGCCATGGATCGCCATTAACACAGGGATTGCGAGAGCATTTCTTTGTCTTATTTTCTAGGTTTATTTTATGTCGGTTGCGGTATGATGGAGCAGATGGGGTTGGCATTTGGCGCTCTCCTAAGCGTTAAGTGTGCGGAGGCTCGAACCTCCACAACCCCATTGTACCACTTTTCACCCCCAAATACAGAGAATAAAGAGCGAAAACTAAGAATCTTTCATTTTGTGCTTGACAAATCGTTTGTTTTGTTCTATTCCTTTTTAAGACGTAGAGAAGTAGCAGCGTCAACACATTAGCACGCGGCCCCCTTATTGGGAACAACTGGCGACTAGGCGATTATGGCCTAGCCGCCATTTTCGTTTGCTCCAAACAAACGTAACCCACACAAAGGAGAATCATCATGGCCCGTCACAAGGTTGCAGGCAAAAAGCACGTGAAGAAGGTTTCTGGTCGCAAGCGCAGAGGCGGCAAGCGTCACAGCAAGAAGAGCGCAATCAAGGCGTAGTTGGTAGCCACTAACCGTTAGACGGAGACGAAATGGCTACA